CTTCTCAATCACATCGATGAGAACATCTAATGTGGCTATTACCCCACGTCTTAAGATAATTCTTACAAATCAATTATATAAAATTAATTCACAGTTTAAAAATAGTGTCATTTTCGTCATTTCTGTCATTTTTGTCATTTTCGTCACTGTAGTAGATAAATCTTTTCTGCTAACTCATCACGGCGCGCTAAGAAGTTGTTTCTATTTAATTTAGAGTTAGGCATCTTCTTGATAATCGCATCCCTGTTATAACCTTTCTTCAATAACTCTAAGAAACAAAAGTCAACGTGTCCCAATCTCTGTTGCGATTGATTTATAAACTCAACCTCTTTTAACATCTGAGCATACCTTTTATTTGCTCTCTCAAGCCTCACAACAACATCTTCAACTTTACTTGAGTTTTCCCCTTGTGGTTTCGGCAACGTTGCTTGTATGCCATACTGTGCAATTGAATTGCTATCATATTCCGGTATTACATCAGCTAATACATTACACTTCATTTTATGTGTGCCTATCATATTAACAATTGACTCTTTGCTATACATCTACTCTGACACCTCCGCCCTCATCAAATCAGACTGATCGCTCAACTTTGCGAAGTCACTCGGCGCCTCTACATCATCATTAGCCGTCATCATAATATATACTTGCTCAGTTACATACTTACCTAGCTCATACATTGCTAGTAAGAATAATAGTCTTAATATTTGTTTAATCATTTTTTATCTACCTTCTTTACTTCGTATAAGACCGGATATAAATTTAAAAAGTGTATTCTATATCCAATCGTCTTAACTTTTACTTTATCGCCTACTTTTAACCTAGCTTGTATGTCTGCGCTATCAAATTTCTTTTTGAATAATAAATCAGAATTTTCAATGACTTGTTTGTTGTCTAATACAATATAGAACTTGTCTTCTTTATCTTGTCTCTTGTTATATTTATCTGTAATTGTCCCTTGATGTACTTCTTTGTTTTGGTAACTAGCCACTGTATAGATAGGCGATATGACAACAAGCATCAGTGCGATTACGCCGAATAATCGCAGTATTCCAGCAATAAAGATATCAAACCAATCCATATTTTTAAGTTTTTTAATCATCATTATCATCTCCTGTATCAATTAAACTAGGCATCATTCTTAACATAGCCCTTAATTCATGTTCATTCATATTAGCCATCATAGGACTGTAAAATTCACTGTCTTTATCATTAATTTCTTTAATGAAATCATCTTCAATCTTAGCTTTTTCTTCAGGTGTTTTATTTTTATATTTTTTGATTATTTCAGTGTACTTTTTCGGGAATTTCATTTTAGGTATGTTAATCATCATCTGCCTCCTCAACATTGATCCCAACTATATAACCTTTGTTCAATACAAGTTCTCTGCCATAATCTTTTTCTATCGTTAAATAGTCATCATCATTTCTAAAATTGTCCAAAACAAATACTATACTGACCTAATTTAATAACTGCATCTCTTTTAACTTGCGCCTCGTACTTCTCTTTCGCTTCTTCTTTACTCTCTGCCTCAACAACTATAAACCTTTGATTGCTCTTAGCTCGAGTTATGTGTGTATGCTTGCGTCCTGTTGAATCTTTGAATGTCGTGACTAAGTATTGTGTCACTTCCCCAAAACCTCCTTGACTCGATATAAGATGTCTTTACACGTATCCTTTTCCTGCGTCTGCTGTTCCATCTTGTCTTTCGTGGTTCCTTTTCATTTTCTTTTTGTATGCGTCAATGAGTTGGTCGATAGTATATAAGTTGTAAGCTATGTCTATCGCTATCACAATTGCCAATTGGTCGGGATAAAATTCTTTGAATATTATCTGTGGTGTACTAACAACTGCGCCTTGAGCAAATTCTTTATCTTTAAAATTAAACATTTTGTGAAATTCTGTATCTTTAAAACTTGATTCAATCGCTTCTTTTATCTCTTCTGATGACACTCCTACTTGATTCGCAATACTCAAACCAAACGCCAACATATCCGCCAACTCATCTAACTGAACATCTAACGGCTTACCTGGTTTCTTCTTCCAGTTCTTAAACGTTTCCAATGTATTAAACCATTCAAAGAATTCAACTACATATGCAATTTTGCTATCTCCTAAGTTTAGCGTCGGTATTCTATCGTCGAACTCCTTTTGTATTTGTAATAACTCTTGTAACTGATCAATTGTTAATGTGTTAGTCATTTTCCTGTGCCTCCTCATATTTATAGACAACTTGACCCGTCATAATCCCTACTGCTTCATCAAGTTCAATATCTTCTTTGAGTGCATCTTGCATAGCATTAGGTAAACCCTCAAGTATTTCATCAAACGCTTGCGCTTTCTTATACACGTCTTCAACCTCTTTTAGTAATCCCTCTGTGTCATTACCGTTATACGCACTAGCACTAATAACGGACTGTTCGATTTTTTCGCGATTATTCATTTGTGTCATCCTCCATAAAAATTTTATTGTTTAATTCCATTCCGAATTTAACTCTTTCATCATCGTTACCGAATTTGTTTATTAAATCTTTTTCAACGCTCTTGCAATACCTATCCCATGCGCTTGCTTTCTTCTCCAGTTCTTTGTTACAATCTCGTAACTTCGCTATAACCCCAATAAGCTCATATCGTTGCTTCTTGTACTCTTCACGATCTTTTAATGCTTTGTGAAGTTTATCTAATAACTTGTTAGAGTTAGTACAAAGATTTTTATATTGTTCATCTGATAAGGTGAACGTCATCTCATAACCTCCAATAGCATCTCATTTTCAAAAATATTTCCAACAATTTCAATAATATCGTCATTTTCACTTAGTAATTCAGTTACATTGCTAAAAGTTATATAAAAGGCTCCTTCTTTAAACTCGATAAAACTTACTTCTCTCGAATAACAATCTTGAACAATATCCCCTTCATAAATCTCCACACCGTGCACATCTTTAAATCCTGTGTATTGTAATAGTTTTACTTCATTGAAACTTTTATAACCTGTTGAAATCAAAATGTACCCACTATTAAAATCGATTTCGTCAATAATACTCATAACTTTTTTATCTTTATCCCAAGCTTTAAATTTCAACATCATTCTACCAATCTCCCATCTTTCCAAATTAATGTCATAGTTAGGCCGTCGTTCAAGATGTAGAATGCTTTGGTAGGGAAAAACGTGTTCTCTAAACGTTCGTTGATACTAATACTTGTGTGTAACGCTGACATACAGGCTCCCTCTTGAAGCTCGTACACTTCAAACAACCTATCAAATACTGTATCTTCTGTGATTTCCTCTTCAACTTCAACTATGAAAGGAGTATCAATTGGAATAAAACTTGATATCGAACACGTATTTGTATTTCGTTGAAAACGAACGAATCCATTACTAAAACTTTTTGCAAGAAAAATTTTTCCTTTTGATAGCTCCGGATTTTCTCGCGCCCACTTAATTAATTCATCTAGTCTCATTTCTTTTTTAACTTTGATTTTCATTTTTACATCTCCTTAAAATAAAGTTAGTTGCTTCTGTTCCTCATATTCCAAACCATGTTGCTTTATATATATTTCGAGCTCTTCCGCTGTATCAAATGTCTTTTTCACGCCTTGCCAACCTGGTACGATATGCCCATGAAAGTAATAAGTGCCGTTTACTACATGGATATGCGCCACTCGCTCGTTATCCTGATACAGGTATCTCTTAGAGCCGAAAAATTGGTTTAAGTATTCTTTGCGCGCGTTATATGTCATAGTCATTGCTCCCACAAGTCAAAAGCTCTTTGGACATAAAACTTCGCCTTTGCTAAATCCTCGTGTCCGTTTTTCAACGGTGCTCTAGATAGATATTTGATTGCATTACCTATTGCAAATGCTAATTGTGGTGGATACTGCGCCGTAACCTGTTCGATAAAATCTATAATTTCAATGTCGCCGTATGTGTAGTGCGCTGGTTGCTTAACATTGTCTTGTATTTCATTCATATCTACTTTTCTGTTACTGATTACACTCATTATGCTTCACTCCATTTCTTGAACATTTGGTTATAAGTATTATCAAACCAGTACGGATCACGTGAATGTTTCTGAGGTACATTAAACAATGTGTGGCTTCTTTCTTCTTAGCTCAGCCTCTCTCTTTCGCTTTCTTTCCAATTTGCGTTCGAGTCTAGCTTGTTCCAGTCTTTCTATTGTTTTCTTTTCTCTGTACTCGCTTAAACGCGTACCTTCTGGTGCGTCCATTGCTTCATGTAGTTCCCAACCGTCTTTTACTCTCTTAGAAACCATTCCAGCGGTTATACCGTGACTTTCTATTAATTCCATTTCAAATTTACTGAACCTATAAGGTTTATCATTTATTGTTACAATCCTTGCTTTTCTCGCCATTTTATCCACCTCTTATATTTCTTCTATTCGTATGATTATTTTGGGCTCAATTCCATAACGCTTTGAGCTAGTTATTTCTGTAATTTGGTTATCGTCTTTCCATACATGGCCATTACAAGCATCTAATACCGTTTTAATTAAGTTGTCGATATCCGGCTTAGTCACTTTATACTGCCCAACCATTTCGCTTTTCTTTTTCTTCGACCATGATTTAAGCAATGGAAAGTAAAAGTCTAATTCGATTTTTAGTGCGCGCTCTAGATTTAACTTAGGCATTTGCCCTTGTATATACGCTTTATGCTTTGTGTAAGACGTTGGCATGTAAGTTTGAACAAATCTACCTGTATTACGAAAGCGTGGACGAGGCGACCCCATCGGCGCATTAAACACTTCATTAAATTTAATTTCTATCTCCATGTAATCCCTCATATATATTCAAATAAGCTTGTTTGGTGTCCTAACTCCATTTGTTCATTATCAATAAGTGTATTTAATTCATAATCGTCTAAATACCAACGACGACCATTAAATTTTGTTTCTTTTATTCCAACAACTAAATGCCGACCATCTTTAAAATGTGGTGTAACTGAAAACATTTTGTTGCCGTCATGATCAAATAGATAGTATTTATCAAATGCATCCATTTTCAATCACTCCCATTTGCTATTTAGACGCTTAATAAAAGCTTCTCTGTCTTTCTCAAGGTTTTCATCTACTTCCGGCGTTTTCGTTTCTCTCGTGCTGTCTGTGAGCCATTTGGGTGTTTTTTCTTTTGATTGTTTAACGAAAGGTTTATAATTTTGTTTTTTGCTTTCAAGTTGTTGCTTTTCAAATGCACGTACTTGTTCAATAGATTTCAAGTTTGCATTAAGCCATGTATTCAAAATGCTTTTAGCATATCCCCAAGTAACTTTGTTTCTGTCTTTAGCGATTTTAAGTGATGCGGTAACTATTTCATCTGAATCATTTTCAAATGAATCAAGATAATAATTTAAATCGTCTAAATTGTAAGAAGTTATGAAACCGAATCCGTTATCTTGGAAGAAGTCGAAGGCGGTTGTCTTCTTCTTCTCATTATTCACATTCTTTTCATTATTATCTTTATTATCATTATTGTTTGTGTTGGTTTGATGTTGTTTTGATGTTGGGTTGATGTTTGACTGATGTTGTTTTGATGTTGGTTTGATGTCGTTTTGATGTTGGTTCCTGCCCTGCTCACTTTGATAAAAGTCATAATTGACAATGGTTATAAGGGTATATTTTGATGTTGTTTTGACTTCTAACATTCCATCACTCTCGAGTAAGTCAAGGAAGGTTTTCACTTTAAATCGTGACCAGTTAAAAAGGTCAGACAAGGTCAAAATCGATGTTAATCTTTGTCCTCTTTCTACGGTTACAATTTGGTTTCCAATAGGCACTTTTGCCTTTGAATGATTCGCTTCCATGAGTAAATATATCCATGCTTCAAACTTTGAAAATGTTCTCTTTTCTTTAAATAGCCAATGATTTTGAATTGAGCGATCAATACTTATCCAACCAGTCATATACACACCTCACTTTCAAACCGGTTAAATTAGAATGGTAAATCATTGTCATCTATTTCAATCGGACCATTTGCATTCGCAAACGGATTATCTTTTACTGGTTTGTTATTTGAATATTGCGATTGTCCACGTGTTTGTTGTACTTGTTGTTGATATAAATCTTGTTGAGTGTCATTTGAGTTTTTCGGTTCTAAAAATTGAATACTATCAGCAATAACTTCCGTAACGTATACACGTTGACCTTCCTTATTTTCATAGTTCCGCGTTTGTAACCTACCATCTACGCCCGCCAACGATCCTTTAGATAGGTATTTATTAACGTTCTCTGCTTGTTTTTTAAATACGATGATATTAATAAAGTCTGCCTCGCGCTCTCCTTGTGCATTCGTAAATGTGCGGTTAACTGCTAATGTGAATGATGCTACATTTACACCACTTTGAGTGGTTCTTAATTCTGGGTCTCTAGTTAAACGACCAACTAATATTGTTCTGTTTAGCATTTATAAACCTCCAACATAAACGGGCGCGCCCGTCACTTTTTGTATTTCACTTTTAATGTATTTTGCATTTGAATTTTGACTACTTAAATGAATTAAATGTATTTCTTCGAGTCTAGTTAAATCATTTGCTTTCAACATTCCGATAGCATGTTCTAAGCTAAAATGAGACTCCATAATTCTGTTTGCTAATGCGCTGTGTACACTGCCGTTTTTTATGTTTTCTTGCATTTGTTCATAGATATAATTAACTTCTAACATCATGTGCGTAATGCCGTTAAATTTGTATTTCAGATACTTCGTATCAGTAACATACAGGACCTTATAACCTAATGTGCTTTGTAATAAGAAAGCCACAGGCTCGTTAGCATCATGTTCAATGTCAAATGGTAAAATTGACCACGTACCAATTCGTAGCTCTTGCTTTGCCTTAATCGTGCATAAGCGATGACTTTCAAAATCCATAGCTCGTTGTGTTCCAGCAGTCATATAGCTGATTACACCATTGTCGACAAACTGCTTTGTGTACTTTGCATGATCACCATGTTCGTGTGTGATAAGACACCCTGCTATATGTCTTGTTTTATATTTGAAATGCTTTTGAACACGTTCAAATTTTATTCCTGCCTCAAGCAGTAACGTAGTACGTCCATCATTTAAGACGTAGCAGTTACCACTTGAACCAGTTGCTATTGTTTCAATTAAAATGGCTCTTCTTCGCTTTCTTTTTCTGTTGCAGGTTCTTTTATTTCTTCAAAGTCAGATACATCAATAGGCTTATCATTTTCTAATTCTGTGTATTGTGCTTCTTCAAAAACTGGTGGTTCAAAATCCAATTGTTCTTGATTTGCATTTTCTTCAACTTCTGCATCCAATACTTCTTTGCGTTGACGTTGTTCAGATTCTTTAATTTGATTTGATAAAAGACTAGCGTCATCCGTGCTGTTTAAAATCTTTTTACATGCACGGTTTATTACAGTCTTTTTAGCCATTTCTTGAGGGAATCTTCTGTGTGTACCGTCTTCTTTAAATACACCGTTATAAACCATTTGTGATTGCTTCCACGCTTCTTCAATCTCTTCAAATGTCATGATTTCAGTGTAATTTCTACTTTCATCTTTAAATACAACTGTTGCATATGCACCGATAATGTTTTGTGTGTTTCTGTTACCAAAAGACTGTGTATGTTCAAGTTCAACAATTTTTCCGTTTTTAGTTTTATACTTAACTTCGTCACCTTCAAATATGACTTCTGCATTAATTTCTTCTGCGCCTGCTACACGTTTAGTTACTGCCATTGTTCCGTGGTAACTTCTTTGGAATTGAACCTTATCGCCATACATAATGAAATAGCCTTGATTCTTAGCAGGATTTAAACCTTGTACAACCATGTCCATTAAGGCGTTTGCTATGCTGGTTGAAGTTGCAAATTCCAGCGCTGGTTTATAACCATCTTTTTTAGATCCTTTTAATTCTTGCAGTTGTAACATTGCTGACTTCATTGCATTCTCAGGCGAATAGTTTGCAGGAAACTGTAAATCTCCTTGTGCTTCTAATGTCTTAACTCTAGATAGAACGTTGTCGCCCATTTTATTGTTTTTTAATAGTAATTCATTCGTCATTTTATATAGTCTCCATTCTTAATTTTTTATCTTGTTCATTTACTATCAATTGAATTTGTTGTGATTCTGTTTTGATAAGCTCTGTTACTGATTCAGCATTATCAATAAATATTGGCGCTGTAACTTTAAAATGTTTTGATAGTGTGTTGATGATATCTAAGCCAACATTAATTCTTGAGGCGTTATTTAAACCGCTGTCATACTCGACACCATTAACCGTTGTTGAACATGTTTCTTCTAATTCGCCGTTAACTAAGGTATTGAATAGCTTAAATTCAGCAATATCAAATTCGTTATTGATGTTTTCAGTAAGCATTTTGACTTTTGTTGTTGTAAATTCTTTTAAGATATAAAGGTCATGTGAATACTTTTCTTTTTCATCCAATAATCTGTCTTCTTCATTTCTTAATTCAGAAATAACATCATCTAGATGTTTATTTGATTTTTCGATTGATATTGACACTTCAATTTCTGATTTTTCTTGAGTAAGTTCGCTTATTTTGTCATCTATTCCTGAAACTTTATCTTGAATAGTTTTCCTGATGTTAGAGCGTTTTTGATTAATCTCATTTATCTCTAACATTACTGCTTTGTATTCGTCAGTTTGCGTAACGTCAACGTGAGTTGTTTTCAACTTATTAATTTTGTTTTGTATTCTTGCTGAACGCTCTTCTGCTTCGTTGATTTTAATTTGTAAATTATTGTTGTCATCCTCTAATTTCTCGATAATTGGCTTTATTTTCTTGCCCTCTGAAATAATGTGATTGATAGATGTTTGTATTGTTTCTAATTCTTTCGATTTGTTTGCATTGAATTTCTGCAATGCTTTTTCTCTTACCTCACTCACTTGTTCAGCTGGTAACTGTTGACCACAACAACTACATACATTGTCATCAAGATATTCAAATTTTTGATTTTTAGCTTTTTCTAAATCACTTTTTAATCCTTTATGATTTTCTAATAATTGATTACGTCGATTTTCTTCATGTGTAATTTGTTGTTTGTTTTGCTTTAATCTTGTTTTAAGATTCGCAACCGTTCCATTTTCAACGTGTAGCTCATTTGTTAAAGCATGTATTTTGTTCTCATTACTGGCGCTATTATTAGCTTCTATGCGCTTCAATTCTGATTGTTTATCAGCTAATTGGTTACGCAAATTAATTTCTTCTGCACCGTTTTGAATATCTATACGCTCATTTTCAAGTTGCTCAATTTCTTGTTTTATGATTGTGTGTCTATCATTATCGAATTCCGGTACATCCTGCTTATTTTGTTGCGTTTGGTTAATACGTATCGGAATATCTTTGATATCTTTGTTAATCTGTTTTATCTTGTCTGTAAGAATCTTTTTCTTTGTTTCAATTTCGTGATCTCCAAGAATATTATTTAGTTCTTTAAAATCATCATTTGTTTTAATGACATCCTCATCATTGATTGGTTTAGCGATTTCAAACAACAAACTTCTTCGTTTCTTCCAATCTAGTAAGTTAAATGCTTGAGGGTTCGTAATTAACTTGAATACATCTTCATCAATCAGTTCATCAATACGAGCTTTATAATCCTTTACTTTTATTGATTCATCATTGATATATTGTTTCTTCGTTCGACTTCGTGAGTATTCCTTGCGATTCGTTTTTTGATTTATTGTGTATTTAGGATGTGACTCTTTTTTAAAAGTCGTAATTTTTCCGTCGATTTCAAATTCTGCGAAAACAGTCGGAATTAACTCATAATTTTCTTCGTTTTTTTCGTTTAAAGGTACAGGGTTAAATGATTTGGTTGAACCGTCTAAACCCTTATCGAAAAGCAGCCATTGTAATGCGGTTGCTGTTGTAGTCTTGCCAGTCGCATTATTGCCGTATATTTTTGCATCTTTACCGTCAAAGTTAAATTTTTCTTCTTTGATTCCAGCAAAGTTCGATATAGTTAACTTATTTATTTTCATATCTTTCCTCATGCTCCTTTTTTAATCTTCCGATGACCTCTTAGCACCTCGATAATTAAATTTTTTATTCGTTCATGGCTATCTGGATTGATTTCATGTATCTGCACAAGCTTATTGTTTGTTTTGTAACTGTCGTGATAGTGCAAGAAATTAATCGATAAGTATCCGTGATGATTACGTTCAATTTCCAATAGTGCTCGTTGGTTTGACAAAGTATATTCGTCGAATAATGTCTTAAAAATATTCAATATATTTCTTTCTGTATCTCTCATGCTTACACCTACCATCTCATGACTAAGTTAATTAGTCTGTCCTGTTCGTCTGTGTTCTCTTCAATCCATTCAT